TGAAATTCAAGCTAGAAGAGGTTTGACAGACTTTAAAGTAGTTTGTGATACATCAAACAATACTGGACAAGTTATTGATGGAAATAGATTTGTTGCTGACATCTATATCAAACCAGCTCGCTCAATTAACTTCATTACTTTGAACTTTATTGCTGTGAGATCTGGAGTATCATTTAGTGAGGTAGCAGGAGCATAACATGACAGTTCGTATTGATGATTTTAAAACAGCCTTAGCTGGTGGGGGTGCAAGAGCTAACCTATTTAGAGTTAACTGTAATTGGCCAAACGCTGATATTCAAGGATTAGCAAACACATCGTTTGGTGCAGGAGAAACAGAAGCTCTTAGCTCATTTATGATTAAGACTGCAGCTATGCCAGCTAGAACTATTGGTGAAGTAATTGTACCGTTTAGAGGTAGACAATTAAAAGTATCAGGTGATACTATTTTTGATGCTTGGACGGTGCAAGTTGTAAATGATAACAACTTTGCTGTAAGAAACGCCTTCGAAAGATGGCAAGACGCGATCAACGGTGCAGCTACCAACGTATCAGGAAGAGGAGTAAATGCTTCTTCATTTGACTCATATACGGCTAATATGGAAATAGAACAACTTAGTCGTACCGGTGCAGTTATTAAAAGATATGTTATTGTTGGTGCATGGCCGACTGTTGTAGATACAATTGATGTTTCCTACGATAGTACAGATACTATTGAAGAGTTTGCTGTTACATTTGCATACCAGTGGTGGGAAGCTAATACTACTAGCGTACCTACAACAGGTAGAACTTCTGCGGATATTGATACCGTACCTGTAACACAATAACTCTTCATTACATAATGAGGAGTCCTTATGGCTATTCAAAAAGAAGAACTATTCGGGTTTGAATTAGTTCAAAATAAAAATGATAAACCGGTTCCATCTCCCATTCCTCAACCAATGGATGATGGAACTGATCTTCCTGTTGGTGGTCGTATTGGTTATACTTATGAGCAATACAGCAAAGCTAGAAACGAACATGCGTTAATAGCTCAATATAGAGATATTTCTTTCTACCCTGAAGCTGATGCAGCTATTGATGATATTGTAAATGAAGCATTTATTACAGAACATGAGAGACCTTCTGTTTCGATTAGATTAGATCTTCTTAATATAGACGATAGAATAAAAGAAGTAATTAGAGAAGAGTTTAAAACTTCTTTACATCTATTAAAATTTCAAAGACGTTCATATGATATTTTTAGACAATGGTATATAGATGGACGCATTCATTATCAAGTCATTATAGATCCTAACTCACCTAAAGATGGTATAAGAGAATTAAGACCTATCGATGCGCTTAAAGTAAAAAGACATGTAAAACCTTTTTACGATAAAGATCCTAGAACTGGAGTACCTATTTTAACTAAAATAGAAGAGTATTTTGAGTATTCACCAGATGGTGGTAACAGTAACAGTAGTGTTAAATTATCTAAAGACTCTGTTGTATTTTGTCCTTCAGGTTTAGTTGATAGAAATAAAGGTCAAATTGTAGGTTATTTAGATAAAGCAATTAAACCTTTTAATAATTTACGTTCTATGGAAGATGCTCTAATTGTTTATCGTATTGCTAGAGCACCGGAAAGAAGAATATTTTATGTTGATGTAGGTACATTACCTAAGATTAAAGCTGAAACATATCTTCGCGATATGATGAACAGATATAGAAATAAAATTGATTACAACCCTAACACAGGAGAAATTCGTGACTCTAGAAAGTTTATGTCACTCCTTGAAGACTTCTGGCTCCCTCGTAGAGAAGGTTCACGCGGTACGGAAATTTCAACATTACCTGGAGGATCAAATCTTGGAGATCTTGATGATGTCAATTACTTCAAGGAAAAATTATATCAATCACTCAATGTCCCAATCTCAAGAATCAATCAAGACAACAACTTCCAACTTGGAAGAGCATCAGACATCTCTAGAGACGAAATAAAGTTTTCAAAGTTTATTAAGAGATTAAGAAAACAATTTGCTGAAATCTTTAATGAGGTTCTTAGAGTTCAATTAGTTCTTAAAGGAGTTTGTACTCAAAAAGAATTTGAAGAGATGAGACAGTATATCTCTTATGATTATCTAAAAGATATGCACTTTGATCAGTTGAAGCAAGTTGAACTTCTTAACGATCAATTAGGTGTATTAAGAGATGCATCTGAATATGTTGGTAAATATTTCTCAATTGAATATGTTCGTAAAGTTATTCTTGGTCAGACAGAAGAAGATATTGCTCGTATTGATAGAGAAATTATGCAAGAGATGGAACAATCATTAATAAAGGATCCTGATGACGCTGCAATGTCTATGGGCTTCCCAGAACATGTATCAAGCCCTAAGATAGTTCCTTCAGGTGTAAAAGATGTTCTTACAATAAATACTGAAACGGAGATTGTGGAGCACGATGCCACTACCATACAGTAAACAAGAGTTAGCGGATTGGATTTTACGTAGACTGGGTGCACCAGTTATTAACGTAGAGATTGCTGACGTGCAATTAGAAGATTGTATAGATGAAGCTGTACAATTTTTTCATTATTACCACTATGATGGAGCTCAAAGATCTTACAGAACGATTAAAGTAGATACAAATTTAATTAATCGTAATAAAAGAATTCATCAAGATTTAACCGCAGAGTTTTTTGATTCAGATAAGTTACTTGATTACCGTGTAGGTGATAGAGTAATGCTAAAGAAAGATAATATTCAAGGTAACCGAATTTATATTAAACATGATTCAGAGCAAGCAGTATATTCTTACAGTGTAGTAGAAAATAATGGAACTCATGTTTTAGATTCAGATGGTAATGGTTATAGATTAATTGACTCAGATCTAGATTATGATTTAGGTGTATTAAACACATTATCTTACACACAAACTTTAGTAAGTCAACAAGACGGTTTTAACAAGTACTTTAAAGAAGAACAAGTATTATTAGAAGATCAAAATATAACTGTTACAGAAAACGGTCAGATAGGTATCAAAGTTCCTGATTATATTATATCAGTTACTAAGGTAATGAAAGTTGATTCTTTTACTCAAGCTGGCATGTACAATTTTGAATATCAATACTTCCTAAACAATTTTGATATGTTTTATAGTGGTGCACACGGTACAGGTTTATCAAATTATTACACTCAAAAATTAAATGTAGAACATATAGATTTTATGCTTAACACAGCTCCAGCTATTAGATTTAATATGTATAAGAGTAGATTATATTTAGATGTTGATTGGAAAAGAATAGATAACAATAAAGGAAGAGGTGATTTATTCCTTTTATGTGAAGTATATGAGGTCGCAGACCCTGAAATTACTGGAGAGGTTTATAAAAATACTTGGTTAAAGAGATACGCAACAGCGTTAGCAAAGCAGCAGTGGGGTTCAAATTTAAAGAAATATCAAAATACAGAACTTCCTGGTGGTGTACAACTTGATGGTCAGGGCTTATGGCAAGAAGCGACTACTGAAATTCAAGAGTTAGAAGAAGAGTTGAAAAATTCAACACTTGAAATGGATTCTATACTCTGGGGTTAAAAAGGAATAAATAAATTATGATAGAATTAAGAAATTTTTTACAAGCTGATAGTACTGATGACTTTACAAAATCTGTAAAGGATCATATGACTCAATTAGCGTTTCAGAAACTTAACGTTATTAAACAAGAAATGGCCAAAGATTATTTAAAGAGTGATGAAAATGAACCTTCTTGAATGGAAACAATACCAAACTCAAACGTTTAGAGAAGAGCTTAAAAAGCAAATGATGAATGGTGTCTCACACGATACTCATTTTCTTTTCTCTGAAGAGCAGCTTGATGAAATTAAACAAGAAATTGAAATTGAACAATTTGAAGAGACAGTTTCTTTTGATGGAGAACTTGAAATAGATCGTCCGTTAATAGAAGGTCATTCAGAAATTCAAGAAGTATTAGATTTTGTCCCTGATGAAGACGGGTCTGTAATGGATCTAGTTTTTGAGTTTGATCTTAATGAGATTGATCCTTCTATTAACGGAATGAATGCTCTAAGAGAGTTATTGTTTGCAGAAGAATATGAATTTGTTACTGAAGAAGAATTAGATGAAGAAGATATGTGTCCAGATGCTTGCTGTGGTAAACCAATCTTAGAATGTAAATGTGGTCCAGATTGTGAGCATTGTTCATGCTATGAGATTAATAACAGTGAAAAAGAATTAGGTGAAGAGAAAAACCCTGCTGGTGGTAAAAAAGCTAAAGGTAAGCCTTCTAGAGCTAAAGTTATCTTTAAGCGTGCTAAAGGTGAAATTAAAAAGAAAAAGATTTGTGGGCCTGGAATGAGATTAGCAGGTAACAGGTGCCTTCCTCAAACCGGAACACAAAAAGCTAAAATGCGACGCGCAGGTATAAAGCTTAAGAGAGCTAAGAGAGCTATGGGCGGCGGTGCTAAAAAGAAAGCAGCATTAAAATCTAAGATTACTAAACGTAGAGTTAAAGGTAGATCTAGATCACTTGCTAATACAACGAATTAAGGATAATTAAGATGGCAATTGTAACAACAGCAAAATATACCGGTGGTGGAGGATCAACTCCTGGTAACAGGGTAGTACTTAACATTTCTGGCGCTAACCACTCACTTAGCGTATCTGATTTTACTTTTGGTGGTAAAGTTACTAATGTTAACATGATTGAAACAGTTATGAATTGTGGAGCGTCTGCTGTAACTATTGATGGTAAACTTTATGAGACAGGTAGATGGGAGTTATCACAGATTGGTGGTATACCACTTGCCGCAACTAACACATGTGTTGTTACTTTTGATACAGTAGGTACAGGTAATGTGTTTATTGAATTTAGGAGCTAAACATGAAACTTATTAAAGAAGATATTAGCTTTAATGATATGCAAGTTTTGTCAGAAGGTAAAGGTGCTGACAAAAGAATGTATATACAAGGTCCTTTTTTGCAAGCAGAAAAAGAAAATAAAAACAAAAGGGTTTATCCTGCCGCAGTTATGGCTAACGCAGTTGAAAACTATAAAAAAGATTATATTGATCAAAAGAGAGCGCTAGGTGAACTTAATCACCCTGCTGAGCCTGTTGTTAATCCCGAACGCGCTGCTATTATGACACAAAGTCTAAAAGAGACTAGAGCTAAAGATGCTATCTATTATGAAGGTAAAGCAAAAGTTCTTTCAACACCAATGGGAAAGATTGTTGAAAATCTTTTAGACGATGGTGTAAAAATTGGTGTATCGTCTAGAGGTTTAGGTTCACTTATGCCTACTAATGGTATCAATATTGTGGGTGAAGATTTTACCCTGACTACAGCTGCTGATGTTGTTTTTGACCCATCAGCTCAATCTTCTTTTGTAGAAGGTGTTTACGAGCAAGCAGAATGGATTTATGAGTCTGGAATGTGGAGACAAGTTGATCTTGACTTCCAGAGAGAAAGATTAAAAAGAGCTAATATGAAAGAGCTCAACAAAGTTAAATTAGAAGTGTTTGAAAGCTTCTTAAAAACACTTTAATATAAATAGATTAACGGAGTTTTAATACAATGGAAAAAAATAATGATTTAATCTCAGTGATTGAGGAGCTTCTCGAGGCAGATATGACTGCGCCTAAAAAGGTTAAGAACCCTCAAAACAAAATGGCTGAAGAAGAGCAAGTAGATGAAGCTCAGGATAAAACTGATAAATCTATTGCTGCAAATAAACTAACAGATACTGCTAAGCCTAAGTCAGATAACCAAGGTGATGATTCATCTAAAGTAATTGGATCTGAAAAAGGTGCTGCAATGGATGCTGGTGGTGATAAAGATGTTGGTAAGATGGATAAAGGTAAACTTCCATCAGATGCTGCTGACAACTCATCAGAAGTAATCGGTTCTAATAAAGGTGCTGCAATGGATGCTGGTGGTGATAAAGATGTTGGTAAGATGGGTAGCAAAGAAAAAGGTAATCCATCAGATGCATCAGCTGAAGTTGAAGCAGATAAAGGTCCACATGATCAATCTAAAGATGAATCAGTAGAAGAAACTGATGAAGCTATCGAAGAAGCAGGACAAGATACTAAAGTTGAAAAGAATGCAAACGATGAGCAACTTCCTGATGAAGAAAAAGAATCAATGAAGAATATGAAAGAAGAAAATTTAGAATGGGATTGGGAAAAAATTGATTCTTTGTCGGAAGAAGAGTTTCAAGAGCTAGTTGACTCGTTATCAGAAGAAGATCTTGTTGAATTTAATGCACATTATGAATCATTAAATGAAGCAAAAAATGACGATGAAGACGACGATGATGATGATAAAGAAGAAACAGATGAGTCAGTTGAGGAAGGTCATGATAAGGATCATGATGACAAAGAGGATGACGATGATGACGATGATGATAAAAAAGAAGCTGATGAGTCTGTAAGTGAAGAAACAGAGTGGGATTGGGATAAGATCGAAGGTCTTACCGAAGAAGAATTCCATGATTTTTATACAAACTTATCTGAAGAAGAGCAGTCAGAAATCGAAGAGCATTATAAAGAAGTTACCGAAGCTAAAGATAAAGGTGACATGGATAAAGATGGTATCGATGAGCCTGATGGTAAAGAGTATATGGATAACAAGGACAAGGCTATTAAAGCTGCTATGGCTAAGAAAGAGTCTGTCGAAGAAGATGAAGAAGTAGAAGAAGCAACAGGTGAAAAACTTGAGAAAGCTTCTACTAAATCTCATAACGAACCGATGAGACCTGGTGAAGAAAAAGGTGATAACGCTCCTGTAGATAAGGGAGGTAATCCTGGTGAAGGTCCTCACAATCAATCAAATGATCCAAATGAAACTCCTACAAAAGCTAATCCTAAGAAGACTGTTAAAGAAGAGACAGACGAACTTATGGAAGATCTTGAAGTAGATTTTAAAGAAAAAGCTGCAGTAATTTTTGAAACAGCAGTTAATGAAAAAGCAAATATCATTAGAGAAGAAATTGAAGCAGAATATTCTCAAATGTTAGAAGAAAAAGTTGATGAAGTTAATGAAAGAGTTAATCAGTATGTAGATTATGTCGTAAATGAATGGCTTGAAGAAAATCAACTTGAGATTAAATATTCTCTTCGTACAGAAATTGCTGAAAACTTTATTCGTGAGATGAAAACTGTTTTTGAAACTAATTTCATTGATATTCCAGAAGAAGAAGTATCTGTTGTTGATGAATTAACAGAAGCAGTTGAATCATATAAAGAACAGATTGAAGAGCAGAGTTCTGAACTAGAAGCTGCTAAAAAAGAGCTTTTAGAAATTAAAAGAAAAGAAATTGTCGAAGCCATTGGTGAAGACCTTCCTCAGACACAAAAGATCCGCTTAGAAAAATTGTCTGAGAATGTTGAAGCTGATGACATCGAAGAGTTCAGATATAAAGTCGAGCAGCTTAAAGAAGGCTATTTTGATGAGTCGTCTGAGCAACCACTTCTCAGCTCATTGAGTGAGGAAGTATTCGGTGGTACAGTTATCGAAGAAGATGACAGTACTGTATCGCAGTATGCGAAATTCCTTTCAAAGACTGTGACTAAGTAAGAAAATTTTAGGGTAAAAATTAATAAGAAAATTAGACATAATAAATTTTGAATAGGAGAAATAAAATGTCAACCGATGTCCTTATGGAAAAATGGGCACCAGTAATCAACCACGAAGATCTCGATCCAATTAAGGAACGTGATCGTAAAGCGGTTGTTGCTCAGGTCCTAGAAAATACTGAAACGGCATTAAGAGAAGAAGCAGGTATTATGAATGAGTCATCACTATCAGGCGCAGGCTTTGGTGGTGCTTTTTCAGGTGCAGGTTCTAACTCAACTATTAATGCAACAGGTCGTGCAGGTTACGACCCAATTATCATCTCACTTGTACGTCGTGCAATGCCACAGATGATGGCTTTTGATCTTTGTGGCGTTCAGCCAATGTCAGCTCCAACAGGGTTGATTTTTGCGCTACGTGCACGTTATCAAGACAGTAACACAAACGCAGATGGTCGTGAAGCATTCTACAACGAAGTCTTCCCGAACTTCTCTGGTACACCATTTAATACTGGTTCACCAGCAACTCATGCAGCTGGTTCAAATGCTGCAACAGCAACTAACCCATTCACTCCAGGTCGTGCAAACAACGCTGGTGATGCAGGTTCAGATGGTGCTGATGCTTTTACAGCTAACTTCGTTAACGATCCGTTTAGTGATGCATCTGGTAACGATCCAATCTTGGAAGTAGCTAATCAAGCTGGTGGTAATCCAGAAACTGGTGACTATGTTCCATCCGGAATGAGTTCTGCTGGTACATCACCATTTGGTATGTCTACTAGAGAAGGTGAAGGCGACAACTTCCGTGAAATGTCATTCACAATCGAACGTACATCTGTCGAAGCAAAGACACGTGCGCTCAAGAGTGAGTACACCATGGAATTGGTACAAGACCTTAAAGCTGTTCATGGTTTGGATGCAGAAGCTGAGTTGTCAAACATTTTGTCAACTGAAATTCTTGCTGAAATCAACCGTGAGGTTGTTCGCACAATGGTTAGCCAAGCTAAGTATGGTGCAGACGGCTTAACAAATGACGGTGTATTTGATCTCATTGCAGACGGTCAAGGCCGTTGGTCAGTTGAGCGTCAAAAAGGTCTTATGCTACAGCTTGAGAAAGAAGCTAATAAAGTTGCTTTCGAAACACGCCGTGGTAAAGGTAACTTCGTTCTTTGTTCTGCAAACGTTGCTTCTAGCTTGACAATGGCTGGTCTTCTTGACTATTCATCAGGCTTAAACGACAACTTGAATGTTGACGTAACTTCAGGTGTATTTGCAGGTACATTGAATGGTCGTATGAAAGTCTACGTTGACCCATATGCAACTTCAGGTGACTATGCTGTTGTTGGTTATAAGGGTTCAAACAACATGGACGCAGGTATGTTCTATTGCCCATACGTTCCGTTGCAAATGGTACGTGCAGTTGCACAAGAAACATTCCAGCCAAAAATCGGCTTTAAGACTCGTTATGGTATGGTTTCAAACCCATTCGCTAGCGGAGCTGCTGCTGTTAATAGTGCTGGTGGTCTTGTTGCACACAACACTAACGTTTACTATCGTAAGTTCCGTATCGACAACGTTTAAGTCGATTACGTTCTTTGTAAAGAGGCAGCCGCGGCTGCCTCTTTTTTTATTATAAATATAATATGGCATTATCTTATAATACAGTATCCAGTAGAATACCAGAGCTTTCTTTTGTAGCTCCACAAAATTTTTATGCAGTAGCAGAAAATATGCCTAGTGTCGTATTTTTACTTCAAGGATTAACTATTCCTAATATTACAGGTGGTGAAGTACCTTTACCTAATAGATTGAATTCTAGTAGAGCATTTGTACCTGGTAACGGTGTTGATTATGCAACTTTAGATTTTACTTTTTTAATTGATAAAAATTTCGGTAATTATAGAGCTGTAGTTGAATGGTTAAAAGCTATAAACCATCCTGAAAGTTTTGATCAATATGGTAACTACACACAAAGCGCTAACAATATCTCTAGTAGATCTGATTTTGCGAGAACCACAACTAACATTACTGTGTTCGGTTGTGATGATGGTAACAATCCTTTAATACATTGGAATTTTGTAGAATGTTTTCCAATCAGTGTTGATGGACCTACATATGATGCTACGAGCGCTAATATAGATTATATTACTAGTACAGCTTCATTTAGATATCTTTACTTCGAAAATGAAACTTATACTAATGGTAAATTAAATAATGATAAAATATAGAGGTTATTATGGCTAAAAAAAGACAAAGAGCGAAACAAATATCTAAAGGTATTACACATCAACAACCTAATAAGTATCATAAAATCGCTAGAAAAGAGCACATGAGCTCAAGTAGTAGACAAGATGCTCAACTACAAGCACATTTAAAGCTTAAAAAAGTTGTTTTAACAATACCTAATCCAAATACAAATGAAACTAACAAAAGATTTATTAAAGTAAATTCTAGAGAGGTTTGGGGTAGTCCTAAGAAATAAAATGAGTATTTTATCTGGTGACAATATTTTTTATTATTTAAAAGAAGTAAAATGGGTAAGTCCTAAACATCACGAAGAGCATGATGAGGTACATACCCAAGCTGCTGTTAAACATGGTACCTATCCAGATCATGTTCATAAAATGTTACACCATCTTAAAGATAAAAATAATTATCACAAAGCTATGAAGAATGCTAAATCAATGACCGTAAGTCCTGTATCTGTTAAAAAGATGTCTAATACAGATGCAGGTTCTAAACCTAGACCAGGTGTTATAGATAAAGAAAAGTCTAATAGAGTAAAGAAACAGATGTCAGGATCTAAACCTGTAACCAAACCTATTGTATTGCATGATAAACATACAGGTCATACCCACTTACTAGCTGGAAATACTAGACTAACTCATAATACTCATCATGGTACAGGTAATACTCCCGTGCATGCAATAACATACAATTCGAGTAAGAAGGAAAATTAATATGAGTATTTTAACAGGGAACAATCTATTTTATAACAAAGTAGTTTTTAATGAATGGAATGAAATTGAAGAAGATGCTATCTATATTGATGAAGAAGACGGTGGTAAAAAGAAAAACGTTAAGTTAAATAAACCTTTTCTTACACCTGGTGGTCCAAAGAAAAGATCAGTGTATGTCAAAAACGCAAAAGGTAATGTTGTTAAAGTAAATTTCGGTGATCCTAATATGGAGATAAAAGCTGATAACCCTGA